GGCTAAAGCCGGGTTTGATCTGGTCAAGGAAAAGGGGCCTGAGCTTCTTGCAGGGTTGGTGGGTTTCTTTACGAGTATTCCCGGCAAACTGATCGACGCTCTTGGTAATGCGGCGGGCGGTGCGATGAACTTCGCTTCTAAGATTTTCAATTCGCTGCGTGGTTTCATAAACGACAAACTGATAAACAAGCTGCGTAACATCTCGGTGTTTGGCGCTAAACCTTTTGAGGGTATCCCTACGATTCCTGAGATTGCGTTAGCTGAAGGCGGGATCATCACTAAGGCAACCAACGCGATTGTCGGTGAAGACGGCCCTGAAGTTGTCATCCCGTTGTCAAAACCTGAGCGGGCGAAAGAGCTTCTCGTTCAGTCTGGTTTGATGGACATTATCTCTAGCGGTTCGCCGGGCATCGCGATGTCCGCTGCACCGTCCACTCCTGACACGGGCGGGATTAGTTCTACGGTCACGACGGCGCTGTCGTCTGTTGTTGACTCTGCGGTAGCGGCGCTGCAACCGATCAAAGATTGGTTTGCAACACTATCGACGTTTGCGATTGAATCACTAAAAACATTCGGAGAAACCGTGTGGGCTGGGGTGCAGGTCACGTTCCTGTTTCTGGTCACGCAGATACTTACGCTGCTTGAAAGTTTGACTGCGTACATTGCGTTGTGGCCGGTGACGATTAGCGCGTTGCTGGCGAACACGGGCGGGTTGATCTGGTTGAGTATGGCAGGCGGCATGGGGACGTTTGCTGCGTCTTTCAAGGCGGTGTTTGCCGATCTGAGCGTGTATGTCACGACTTGGAAAACGGGCCTAGAAACAAGCTTTGGTGCGTTGCCTGCGTTCATGGGCGGGGTAGCTGGTCAGATCACGGGCGCTGTTGCGGCACCGTTCCGAACTTTCGCATCGTCTACTTGGAATCCGTTTGCGACGACTTTGACCGGGGCGTTGGATCAGATACCGGCCACGGCGAATATCAACATTCCGTCTTTGACTTTCCCGACGGCACATTCCGGTGGTGTGATTGGTGGCCGGTTGCCTGAAACGGGCGGGCCGTTTGAGTCTTCCGAGATGCTCGTGAAGATGCAACGTGGTGAGGGTGTTATCCCTGCGAGCGTTATGAAGGCGATGACTCCTGCGGAGTTTGAGACTATCCGCCGAGGTGATTTAGGGGAGCGTGACCCTCGCGCTGATATGGCTATGACTTCACGGTTCTTGCCGCAGATGGGTGCGCCTGCTGCGCCGATGCCACCACTGGGCGGCGACTCGTTTGCTACGTTGCCTTCCTCAGTTCTTGAAGGGTTGAAAGACGCTCTCAAGGTGACGTTCGCTGAAGCAAAGAACTTGAGTGAACAAGCATTTTATGCGCCTAAGTACTTGGGTGGTCTTGCTTCTTCTGCTGCGATGGGTGGTCTTGGGTTTGTTGGTCAGAAGGTAGAAGAAGCGAACAAAGCGGCTGCTGAAGCGATGGGCGGTGTTGGTACTGCGTTCCCCGGTGGTGTTCCTATCGGGTTGCCTGCTGCGGTTGAGAGGTTGCGTCAGGTTGCTGGTCGCCCCGGTAACTATCGTGCGTTGATTGACTACATGAACGCGACGGGTGTTCCGTTCCGTGCTGTTTCGACGGTGCGTCCGGGTGCTAGAACTCGTGGTTCTGGCGGCGCTCGTGCATCACTTCATGCTTCTGGTCGGGCGGTTGACTTCGCAGGTTTGCGGCCTAGTCGGGATTCCCCTGAGTTGTTGAGGATTTATCGGGCGTTTGAGCCGGTGCGTGGCATTCTGCAAGAGTTGATTTATTCGGGTCCGGGCGGCGGGTTTGTTCGTAACCCGATCACGCGTGCGGATCATCACGATCATGTTCACGCCGGTCTAGCTAACGGTGCGTATGTGCGGAACCGGATGACTGCGCTGATAGGTGAATCAGGACCAGAGGTTGTTATACCTCTCACACGCCCTATGCGTGCGTTACAGCTTGCAGAACAATCAGGGCTGCTAGGCGTACTATCTCAAGCTGCCGGTCAACGTGCGGCCACACAGAGCGCCTCAGAGAGCGTCCCGCTGGGCGGCGCTGCGGCGGGTAGTGTTGAGGTTCAAGGTTTGTTCCCCGGTCAGGGCAACACTTATAACATCTACGGGATCAGTATGGCACAGGTGATTGCTGAGATTGAGGCTCGTGAGCAGGCTTCGACCCGTGTGAACTTCACGAGGCGCTGATGTATCAAGCCTACTGTTACGGCAATCAAGTTGAGCTATGGAACAACCAGCGGACTTTGGATTACCTGCGTGGTAATCCGTATGGGGTTGACGCTGCGACAGTTCTCGGCGGCTTCGCCACTGGGGTAGCGGGGAATCTTGGTCCGTATGCGGTGAATAAGGTTCCGTGTTCTCCTGCTTCAGCGATGTTTTGCGATCAGCCTAATGGGGTTGGGACGACTGAGATTGAAGTTGAGCAGACGGATGATCTTGTTGACGCGTCAACTTTTGGTGGTATTCCGTTGCTGCCGGGTTCGAGCTTGAATCCTGCTTCACTCAATTTGCTATTCGATACGTTTGCTGCTCCTCCTGCAACAGGGTTCATGGGTGCGGGTGTTCCGATGCCGGTAGTTCCACCTGTGCCGGGGGCGGTTCTTGTTGGTTGCAGAATCAGTTGCATCACCGTTGACGCGAGTAACGGGTGGACTCCTGCGGATTCGGGAATGTACTTGTGGTCGATTGACGATCTGACTAATCCGCTGCCGGGTACGACATCACTTACGGGAGCGGGTGCCGCAGAGTGGAACTTCTTTCCGGCGGGAACAGCGTCGGTAGTTTTGTCTCAACCTGCGGGCGCGGTTGATGTTGAGTTTCGTTGGGACACACCTATCGTCGGTGCAACGACCCCCGCTGTCAGTTTCACATGTCTTCAAGCGGGCGTTAGCGTTATCGCCCCGGTGAGCATCTCGGCAACGGGGTGGACTTGGATATGGGAAGTGACCGGGCCGTCAGGAATATACGAACTTGACTTAGCGGTTGATGGAGATAACCCACCGTGGTTCGATCCCGACGTTCCTGACTCCGCAGATTTCTACGGTCTGTTCGTCGAAGACATCACAGGTTTCGACTCGGTTGTGCAACGCGACGTAACCCCCGCTTCGATCTATGGCGGAAGTTTGGGGCCACTGAAGTTGGGGCCACGAACACTAACCGTCACGGGTTACTTGTTTGCAAAGACCTGTTGCGGTTCAGAATACGGACTGCACTGGTTGAACGAGGCGCTCATCGGTTCAACCGGATGCGACGACTGCGCGATAGGCGACTTCTTCATGTTGAAGTGCTGCCCGCCAGAAGACGCAGACCCGATTGACTACGGTCGTCTCCTGCACCGTACCGGGCTGGTTGACGGTCCAAAGGTCGTGGACAAGTTTGGCACTTGCTGCGATCAGTGCGGTTATACGACGTTGAAGGTTCAGTTCACGATTGCATCCGAGTTGCCGTTCATCTTCTCCGACCTGACGTTCCCTGTGTTTGAGGAACCGTTCGGCGCGACAGAGTACGAGAAGTGCTTTATGGATTGCACTGACTGCCCGGAGGTCATACCATCCGGCTTCATTCCCGACTGCGGCCCAGTGCGTATCGCGCCGCCGCTTCCGTTTATCCCTGATGACGATTGCTTCTGCGAACCGTGGGTAACGAAACAGATATGCGCGTCCTACACAAACATTGCTGACTGGAATACTGCGACTTCTTTCATCCAGATTTTTGCAGGTGCTACCGATCTGCGTAATCTGAAAATCTCGGCTTACGAAAACCCTCGCGCTGAACTTGGTGTGCCTTGCCCATGCGGAATCATTGCGGATGACCCGATTTGGCAATGTATTGAGCCTTGTCAGGAACTAACCGTTTCGCAACTTCCATCCGGTTCGACGCTCACGATTGACTCGCGCACGCGTATCGTTTCGCTGCAACTCGCAGGCGGTGGATACATCTCGGGTCAAGGCATTGTTGGCTCGGCAGGGTTTGCAGGGTTTCAGTGGTTTGATCTGCCGCAGTGCGCGAGTCTCTGTTTCATCATCTCGGTTGACGCACGGGTGTCTGATAGTGCGTGGGTGACGATTGGTGCGGCAGGCAAGTTCCTCGCATCGGGCGGCTGACCTCATGCCGATCAGCGGTCAGATTCAAGTTGACTACTCCGCACTGTCGGCTAGTTATCAAGAGGTTGGTTATCCCGGCGCTGTCGTACAAGTAACAGGTTTGGTTTACTCGTCAACGAATCCGATTGTTCAGTGGACTTACTCGGGAACAGGATTTTCTCCCGACCCGCTCGTCGTGTTTGATGCGTTACCACAGGCTTACACTTGTGGCCCGTCTACGAGTCCCGGTTGCGAGTCCGTTTCTTGTTTGCTTGAAGATTCTCTTGGCAACACACAACTCATTGACGGGCTTGTTCGCATTCAACCGTATGAGACTTTCACGGGTTCTGTTCCGAATCAGTTTGACAAGGTTGTCGAGTTTGGCAAGTCCGGTGATGCGGGTTCTTGCGATAACAACTTGTACGCTTTCTACGCACCTGAAGCCAACCCTCTGTCGTGGTCTTTCTCCGGCGCAAACTTTGTGACAACAGCAACGGTTGTTCCCGGTGGCATGTACTTGGAAACAACCACAACGATGATCTTGCCGATGGACCCCGGCGGCTACTGGGCGGCAGGAGCGGCGACGTTTTCGGCTGATGCGGTTCCACCGTGGGTTACTGCAACGACCGTCAGCCCGCTTGTCACGGCTGCAATTTCAAGCACTGCGACAACCTTCACTCCTTCAGCACCTCCACCATTTGGTGATGCTTGGACAAACGACAGTGCTTTGGCTCCCGGTGATGTTGTTGTCACCTCGGCCACGATACCTACGGTTGAAGAAGTCCATGTGCTGCTGACGGCGATGTTCAGTGACTTGGAGCCACCTACTCCACCTGAAGCTTACGCAGGACAAGTTGTTGCGGGCGCGTTGATCCCACCGTTTCAATCTGTTCTCACCCCGACCTGCCTGCCCGGTGCCGTCCTCGGCGTAGGCGACGACCTACAAATCCTCCTCCTCACCCGAGGCGGTGGAAGTGTGATTGCTGAACTCAACCCCGTATCCGGTTCCTTCACGCGTGACGTTGACGCAACTTCAACGCTAGAGATGACCGGCGTTACTTCCGGCCTTCTCGGAGAATCCTGCTGCGATAATTGGGATGAGGTGTACCCGTGGAACACCGAGATCATCGTTTACCGCGACGGGCGGGATGCGTGGTGCGGCCCAGTGACGGGCGTTCAGTTTGGTTACGGGACTGTGAAAGTGACTGCTGCGGATCTTACTGCTTGGTGGGATCGGCGTGTGCTGCCTACGAATCTGAACTTTGTGAACGTGGACCTTGCGACGATCTTTGAGTCTGTTGCTACTTCTGCGATGTCTACTGATCCGGTTGCGAACTTCAGTATCACGACGACCCCGACAGGCATTCTCGGCTCACGAACCTATTTACAAACAGATTACAAGTATGCTTCTGATCTTTTATCTGAACTAGCTAAAACAGGAATTGACTACTCGGCATACGGGCGGACAATTCTTTGCGGCGGCGAGCAAGTACCCGCCGATCCATACGTTGTGCTGACTGACGAGTTTTGGGTTCAGCCACCCACGGTAAGCGCTAGGGGCAACGATCAGGCCACACAGGTGATCGTTCTTGGTAAAGGCGTTACGGGCATCGCGACTTCTACCACGCCTTATACGGACTTCTACGGCCTTCTCGTGCGAACCTTCAGCGAGACAGAGATTGAAGATGCTGCGTCTGCGCAGTCGGCGGCAAACACGCGCCTAGCGTTGCTGCAAGATCAGCTTTATATCGAAGCGGGAACGGGCGGTGGCCTGAAACCAACAGCGCCGATCACGTTGCCGGAGTTGATACCGGGGATCAGGGTGCGAGTTGATAGCTCCGCTTCATGCCGTCAGGTCGTAGCGGACTTCCGGTTGAAGTCTGTAAAAGTCGGGTTTGATGGTAGTGTGTCTATCGACTTGCAACCTCTTGGAACGGTTGGCACCTGATGTCTTTTCGTGATGATGAACGCAATCTAGGTCACCGGATCGAAACTCTTGAAGCGCGTGTTCGTGCGCTGGAACAGCCCGGAGCGTTGCCTCCTGACAGGGGTTGGATTCTCGCTCAGGTCGGCATCGACCTCAAATACTTGTACGTTCCCACTGGGGTGTACGGACCGATTATTGGTAGTCAGTAGGTTAGGATTCTGCTATGGCTCGTTGTGGTTGTTCTTCTGCTTGCGTATGTACTGTTTCTGGTAGTGGGTGCATCGGCGTGTCGGGTGATGGTTCGCCGGGTGCGCCGTTCACGGTTGGGGTACTTGTTGACCCTGCGAGTAGCAACCTGCTTGTCTGCAACGAGACTGGTTTATACGCAGCACCCCCTACCGTTGATGACACTTCCTGCATTGAAGTTTCTGGCACGGGAACCGTTTTGGACCCGTATGTGATTACTCCTGTGATTGACCCTGACCTAGACAACATTTTGGAATGCGGTATTGCGGGCCTGTTTGTTGATGGGTCAAACATTCCTGTTGCGGGTGTTGGTGACACCAACTGCATCCTTCTGAGCGGCGACGGAACCGTTGGCGATCCGCTTCTCGCTACTCCTGTGATTGCTGCTGTCGCAGGAAACATTTTGGAATGTGGCGCGTCTGGTCTGGTTGCTGGCGGTGCTGACTTCAAGACATGGGTGACAGCCATCTCTACCGCCGCCAACTTTGGTGCTGCGCAAGCGGCGACGGTTACTTATCTTGCGACGCTCCCTTGAGAGGATTCTGAATGGCTCAGTGTGGTGTACCAACAGCGGCATGGCCGTTTGCGTGTGGTGA